GGCCACTTCTCGACTCCGTCACATTACCAACGGAGTTCGCCCAATCATTGTGGGAATGGACCTTGGACTCACACCTGCCGCCGTCATTGGACAGCAAGACCCGCGCGGGCGCGCACTGATATTTGCTGAAGCAGTCAGCTTCGACATGGGGGTTCAACGCTTCATTCGGACCGTGCTCAAGCCGTTGCTCTATGAACAGTTTTCTGGTGCGCCTGTGTTTGTTGTGGTCGATCCGGCAGGGACGCAGAGAGCACAGACTGACGAACGCAGCGCGGTGGACATCATCAAGGCTGAGGGGCTTAAGGTTATGCCAGCGCGGACCAACTCCGTTGCGGCGCGCATAAACGCGGTCGATGACTATCTCATGCGCCAAGTAGATGGCGACCCGGCGTTTCTCGTTGACCCACGCTGCACACACCTTAAAGCGGCCATGATGGGCGGGTATCGCTACAAGCCCAAGGGTGACGGGGTCATTGATAAGAACGCGCACTCCCACGTGGCTGAGGCATTACAGTACCTCATGCTCCACATAGCTCAAGTGGCTGATGGCGGGACGTTGTTGGCGCGGAGGGAAGTTAAGCCTGCGATGGCTGCAGGGTGGACGTAAGGAGTTGTAAATGGCTGATATATCACCAGTTGTGTCGATTGTTGCAGGTGTGCCTACTGTCAAGTGGACGGGCATCACCACCTCGACGGATACGCCGCTTAAGTTCGCTGTGCCCAGCGGGTCCATTGCGTCTCTGCTGATTGGCGGGACGTTTGGTGGGGCGACGGCCAAGTTGCAGTACAGCAACGATGGGACGACATGGACGGACCTCAAAGACTCAGGCGGCACGACGGTGTCGGCTACATCTACGGCACAGTTCCAGCAGATCAATATCTACGCTGTGTACATTAAGCCGACGGTGTCCGGTGGCACGAGCGACAATGTTGACTTTACGCTGGCGTTACGCAGCGCTTAGTAGACAGGCGGTTTAACTCATGTTATCACCAGTGGTGAACGAACCTCCCGGTTGTTCATTGCCTCTAGTCTAAACTCCACCCCGGCGGTGTTTCCTCCCCCTTGTGCCGCCGGGGTTTTTTGTTTGCATATCTGAGTTCTCTACGGTATGCTCAGGTAGCGCCTAGAGGTTCTTTGTATGACCGATCTTAAGATTTCTGAACTTGAAGACGGCGGCTCTTCTCAAGCTGCCGATGCTATCCCCATTGCTAGGTCTGGGCAGAACTATTATGTCACCTCGCAATACTTAAAGAACTTTGTATTTGGCTCGAACGGCACGATTTCTATTGCGGCAGGCAAGACGTTTTCAGTTAACAACACAATTACGCTGAATGGTAATGACGGTGTCTCTGTTAACTTCGGTAGCGGCGGTACATTTCTTTATTCTGGTGGTGCATTAGGCACCCCATCCAGCGGCACGATGACCAATGTCACGGGCCTCCCGCTTACAACTGGTGTCACAGGTGTATTGCCGGTTCTTAATGGCGGCACGGGCATCACATCTTTCGGCACAGGTGTCGCCACGGCTCTTGGGCAGAATGTCACTGGTTCTGGCAGCATTGTCTTATCAAACAGCCCTACACTCGTTACACCTGCTCTTGGCACCCCATCTTCAGCGATATTGGCAAATGCGACGGGATTACCTATTAGCACAGGCGTTGACGGCCTTGGGTCAGGTGTTGCGACGTTCTTGGAGACGCCATCGAGCGCGAATCTCCGTTCGGCTGTCACGGATGAAACGGGCGCTGGGGCTTTAGTATTTGGTACAGGTCCAACGATTGGCTCGCCTACACTCACTGGCACAGCGACTTTTATTGGCTCTACGTCAGGTACAGTAACAGTAAAAGCGGCTGCTATCGCAGGGACAACAACATTCCAGTTGCCAGCATCAAATGGTATATCTGGTTATGTGCTCGTCACTGATGGCCTCGGTAATACATCATGGGCATCGGCGGGTGGCGCAGCGGGTAACGCCGCAGGTATTGATAAGAATGTTCAGTTTAATGACGCTGGCAGCATGGCCGGTAACGCGGCCTTTAATTTTGATAAAGCCACCGCAGCTCTATCCCTTGGTGTAGCGTCTGCCACGACAGGCAAGATAGCTTTTTATAACGCCTTAAGCGCCAATGCGACAACGATTCAAGGTGGCAACGCTTCCGCTGCGGTTACTTATACGCTGCCAACGGCTGACGGCACAAATGGTCAAGTTCTGATAACAAACGGTTCTGGCGCGCTGTCATGGACGACGGTTGCGTCGGGTCTGACAGTTGGCACAACTGCGATCACAGGCGGCACGTCGGGGCGTATTCTTTATGATAACGCTGGCGTTCTTGGTGAACTTGCAACCACAGGCACAGGTAATGTTGTCCTAGCGACTTCTCCGACGCTTTCATCGCCTACATTTACAACGCCTGTTTTAGGAACACCTACGTCAGGTAATTTTTCTACAGGCACATTTACTTGGCCCACGTTTAATCAAAATACGACAGGAACGGCTGCTGGCTTATCGGCTACATTAGCTGTTGCATCTGGCGGCACAGGGCTGACAAGCGGAACATCTGGTGGCGTTCTTTACTATAGCGCGACCGGCACTCTCGCATCTTCGGCGGCTCTTACAGCGAGTGCTCTTGTTATCGGCGGCGGCGCAGGCGTAGCGCCTTCAACCACAACAACTGGCACAGGCATCCTCACATTCTTAGGAACGCCTTCGTCAGCTAATCTTGCTGCCGCTGTTACTGATGAGACAGGCACAGGCTCGCTGGTCTTCTCGAACAGCCCGACATTTAACGACGATATAACGCTCGGCGTTACGTCTACTGCCACAGGTATTGCGAACTTTAAAGGCACAACATCTGGCACTGTGTCTTTGTCAGTTGCGGATGCGGCAGGCACTTGGACGATGAAACTGCCGTCAACTGGCGGCACCAATGGGCAAGTTCTAACGACGGATGGTTCTGGCGTAACGTCTTGGTCAACACCTGCACTAGGTGTTACGGCTGCGAGTGATACAACTACCGCAACGGCGCTATATCCGCTCTTTGCTGCGGCTACGACTGGTTCGCTATCGACGATATACACGTCGAATCCAAAGTATAACTATACGCCTAGCACCGGCATATTGTCGGCTATTGCCACGTCATCGACTAATGGCATATCTCTAAACGCAAACGCTGTATCGGCAGATTTTACGGTTCCTACTGGCTCTAATGGCTTGTCAGGTGGCCCCGTCACTGTAAATGCTGGCATTACCGTTACAGTTAGCACTGATTCTGTGTGGAGCATTGTTTAATGGGTGATTTAGTCCTCAAGGGCGCAACTTCAGGTCAGATTACGCTGACGCCTACGGCTATAGCTGGCACGAACACGCTGACGCTTCCGGCCAAAACCGGCAACATCATCACGTCTGCTGATAGCGGGACTGTTACTGGGACTATGATAGCAAGTTTACCTACTGGCGCGGTAATTCAGGTCGTCAATAGTTCACCTGCGGCTTATGCGTCTGGAACTACGCTAATCCCGTTAGACGATACAATTCCACAAATTACCGAAGGCACAGAGTTTGTTACTGCGACAATCACGCCAAAAAGCGCGACAAGCAAGCTATACATACTGTTCTCCGGTTCCGTTTATTCGTCTGCGGCGTTTACGTGGACCATTGGCGCTCTATTCCAAGACAGCACGGCAAATGCGCTTGCTACCGTCCCAAGTTTTATAACTACGGCTGGCGCGATGACTAACTTAAACATATCCTATTATATGACCTCAGGAACTACATCGGCCACGACATTCAGAGTTAGAATTGGGCCTTCAGCTTCCGCTACTGTAGCTATTAACGGAATCAATGCTAGGCTTTTTGGTGGATCGTGTTCTACTACTTTAACAATCATAGAAATAGCGGCGTGATGATGTTGCATCCTGACTACCCGCGCCCGACAGACGAGGAATTGAATAATGCCGCTAACTCTTAATGGCACAACCGGCGAGATATTCCCGTCATGGACAACGGCAGGGCGTCCGTCTCCCGCTACGGCTGGACAGACTGGTTATAACTCTACGCTTGCTACGCTTGAGATGTATGATGGGTCAGTTTGGCGTCAAAATTATTTGAATACAGCTTCTGCACAAGCATCGACTAGCGGAACAAGTATTGATTTTGGTAGCATTCCGTCATGGGTGAAACGCATTACTCTTATGCTGGCTAGTGTTTCTACAAATGGAACTAGCAATCCATTAGTTCAAATAGGAACTGGCGGAACACCTACAACATCCGGCTATCTTTGCGGCGCTTCAAACACCCCAAATTCAACTCCAGTGGCGACAAATTTCACAACTGGATTCGGTATTTACGCTGGCTCTGCGACAAACGTAATACATGGAATAATGACATTAACTCTTGTAAGCGCTTCATCAAATACATGGGTGGCTGCTTTTACCGGGGGCGTGTCAAGTTCGTCTAATTCGCTTGTTTCAGGCGGATCTGTATCTCTATCAGGGACCTTAAACTTTGTGCGGTTAACTACCGTAAACGGCACCGATGCGTATGACGCCGGCACTGTAAACATCCTTTACGAGTGAGATTATAATGTCCACATTAAAAGTCTCCACGCTACAGAACGCTTCTAGCACGACGGCAAACATCGCGCTCGACACGGCTGGCAACGCGACTGTCGGCAATACGCTGGCGATGGGTTCTAGCTTCTTGCGGAACCGCATCATCAATGGCGATATGGTTGTGGATCAGAGAAACGCGGGGGCTAGTGTTGCAGCTAATAATGCAATATTCCCTGTTGACAGATTTGCTTTTGTTTCCTCTCAAACTGGCAAAGGAACAGGCCAGCAAAATGCCGGTTCCGTTACGCCACCAACTGGCTTTTCTAATTATCTTGGTTTTACGTCATCATCAGCATATTCAGTATTGACTGGCGATTATTTTATTATTCAACAAGCTATGGAAGGATTTAATTTTGCGGATTTAGGCTTTGGGTCTAGCAGCGCAAAATCTGTAACCTTATCGTTTTATGTGTATTCTTCCATAACAGGAACACATAGCGGCGCAATGAAAAATTATGCGTCTTCTAGATCTTATCCATTTACATTTACTGTTTCTCCTGAAGAGGCCAATACGTGGACATATGTAACCATAACTATTCCCGGTGATACTGGCGGAACATGGGTTGGGGCTAGTAACGCGGGGGCAGCACTTATTTGTTTTAATTTTGGCACTGGTTCAACATATAGCGGCACAGCCGGAGCTTGGGATTCGGCAAACTATGTTGCAGCCACAGGCGCAGTTTCAATAGTTGGCACAAACGGCGCAACCTTCTACATCACCGGCGTCCAGCTAGAAGTCGGCTCAGTCGCCACGCCGTTCGAGCGCAGGCAGTATGGGCAGGAGTTGGCGCTGTGTCAGCGGTATCTGCCTGCTTTTTCTTACGCAAGCGGCGCAAATCCATACATTGCCGCAGGCATGGTTACGTCACTATCATCTTCCACAACCGCATGGTTCACGGTTGCGTTGCCCGTAACTACCCGCGTTCCACCAACCGGCGTTACGGTTTCAGCGGCAAGCCATTTTGCGGCTTTCTTGCCGTCTACCGCTACAACCAACGCAACTGGTTTCACATTTGGCGGTGCTACTACGACAAGCGCTAATTTTAATATCAGCGGATTAAGCGGCACAACGGCTGGATATTCTACGCTGCTGTTTATGAACACATCGTCCGCATATATGTACTTCACAGGATGTGAGCTATGAGTGATCCGATTTGGCAATACGCTGATCCTGAAAACACAATTGTCTGGCGTGAATGGCCGGATGGTAGGCAGGAAAGCTGTCTCGTCGAAGCGATCCAAGATTGGATTGACGAAGGCAACACACCCAACCCATACGTCCCACCACCAGAACCAGCTCCACTAACGCCACAAGAGAAGCTCGCGGCGGCGGGGTTGAGCGTGGCAGAACTGAAAGAATTGTTAGGGCTATGAAGATCGAACTGACACCGCAACAGTGGAATTACATTCTGAACGTCTTAGGCCAACGTCCTTATATTGAAGTCGTTGAACTCATTGCAGCGATTCAAAAACAGGCCGTTGACGATCAGACGCCTAAAGAGTAATAATAAATTCAATGGCCGGATTAACTCTCCTTCGTGTTGTCAGTAGCGAACAGCTTGATAAAGCTGAACGCGAACGCATGGAACAAGAACTTCAGGCACGGCAGCAGGATTCGGTAATCCTTGGACTATCTGCGTATCTTAAACGCTGCTGGGATGCAGCGCGCATAGCGCGAGAGCCGATTAACCACATCATGCTACGTGCCATGCGGCAGCGCAATGGCGAATATGAGGCAGATAAGTTAAACGCGATCCAGAATCAGGGCGGGTCCGAAGTCTACATGATGCTCACGGAAGTAAAGTGCCGTGCGGCTGAAAGCTGGCTGCGGGATATCCTGCTCGAAACGGGGTCTCCTCCGTGGGATATGTCTCCTACGCCTATTCCAGACTTGTCGCCTGATGATAGCACGGCGCTTCAAGCAGCCTTTGCTGAAGAAGTTATGGCGGTTATTCAGGCAACAGGCGCTGCACCGTCTAAATCGGAACTCGTTGAATTAAAAGAGGTTATCTCCCAGCAATATCGGTTTAAGATTCTAGAGGCAGCACAGATCCGTGTTGACAAAATGAAGATTAAGATCGAAGATCAGTTTGCTCAAGGGGGATGGCCGGAGTCGTTCAATGAGTTCATCACTGATCTTGTTACTTTCCCTTGTGCTTTTATCAAAGGTCCTGTGGTCCGTCGCCAACGACACCTTAGCTGGGCGAAAGGTCCAGACGGTAAAACTATTGTCGAAGCGGGCGAGAGACTTGCACCGGAATTTGAGAGGGTAAGTCCTTTCAATATTTATCCAGAGCCGGGGATTACCCGGATCAACGACGGATATATTTTTGAACACCATAAACTTACCCGGACCGGTCTATCTGATTTGATCGGCTGTCCCGGCTATGACGACCAAGCCATTCGTAAAGTATTAGAGATCGGACCGGGACAATCTTGGGTCGCGGAGACGATTGAGCAGGAGCGCGAGGAAGAAGAACGCAAGTTCTATACCGAGATGCGCCCGACAGATATGTTCGATGCCCTTGAGTTCTGGGGTAAAGTCAGTGGAGCTATGCTCCGCGAGTGGGGTATGTCCGAAGAGGATGCGCCTGACGAAGCACGTGAGTACGACGCCAATATCTGGCTTGTCGGTAACTATGTCATCAAAGCTATTCTGAACTACGATCCTTTGGGCGAGAAGCCCTATGCGAAAACGTCGTTCATTAAGACCCCCGGATCATTCTGGGGGCGTGGTATTCCTGAGATCATTGAGGACCTGCAAAATATCTGTAATGCGGCGGCGCGTGCGCTCGTCAATAACATGGGCATTGCTTCTGGCCCACAGGTCGAGGTTAATCTGGAACGTATTCCTCCTAACGAGGATATTACCCAGATGCACCCATGGAAAATTTGGCAAGTCCTTAACGACCCATTAGGTGGGTCAGCCCCGGCTATTCGCTTCAACCAGCCTAATGATAATGCCAATACGTTGATGGCTGTTTATGAACGGTTTAGCCGCTTAGCTGACGATCATTCTGGTATCCCATCTTATATCTATGGAGACGTAGATGTTAAGGGCGCAGGTCGTACTGCATCGGGACTGTCCATGCTCATGGGTTCAGCTGGTAAGGGTATCCGTCAGGTTGTGATGCACATCGACAACGACATTATCATGCCGATTGTTGAGCGCCAGTTTGTATACAATATGCGCTACGATGCGGATGAGTCGATCAAGGGTGACGCTCAAGTTATTCCACGTGGTGCTGTTAATCTGGCAGTCAAGGAGACTGTCAATATGCGTCGTGTCGAGTTCCTCAACGCCACTGGCAATGAGGTCGATATGAGCATCATCGGCAAAGATGGCCGCGCTGCGATTCTCCGTGAGATCGCTAAGGGGCTTCAGATGCCGGTCGATGAAATCGTTCCTTCACGCGAGCGGCTGAGTAATACTCAGCGGATGCAACAGGCAGCGCAGGCGGCAGCGCCACAGCAACAGCCACAGGGAGCGACACTCGATCAAGCAGGGAATCCAGCGGGCGGCATGAGTGCTGCTACTGCTAGACCGCAAGGTGGTGGTGCGTGATTCGCCCTACCCCAGAACTTCTCCAACAGTGGGCTTCTATCTCTCGTTCACATCCGGCGATCCTTGAATGGATAACCGAGTGGCGTCAGCGGGAGATAGATCAGCTACCATATGTTGGACCAGATGCTGTCCACTTGGCTCAAGGGCGTTGCCAAGTGTTGACAGAGATATATAAACTAGTGCAAAATGCCCCTGATATGGCAGCAGAATCTAGAAAAAGATAGCCGCCGTTTAACCATACGCATACCGAGAGGAGCGTTCTATGGCTGTACCTGAGCAAGTTCGTCGTCAATCTGAGGCAGTCGCCAAACATTTCGAAGAGCAGAAGACCCAAACTGAAACTACTGAGGCTAACGTAGAATCAGAAGGTCGTACGCAAGAGAGTGTTCAGCAAGCCGACAGTGTCGAGAACGAAGCGTCTGCACCCGCACTTAACGAGCAAAAGTCTGCGGGTAACAAGGATAATGAGGAGACTTTCGAGAAACGGTATAAAACACTTCAGGGTATGTACAACGCGGATACAGTGCGGCTTCGTACTGAGAATCAGCAGTTGAACCAACGACTTACCCAGATGGAGCATTTGTTTTCAGCTCTTTCAGCAGCACCGGCTCCGGCTTATGCTAATGATAAGCGGCTGATAACCGAGAAAGATGTTGAGGAATATGGTGATTCGCTTGAGGTCATGCGACGTGTGTCCGAAGAATCACTTACAGCCCGCGATAACAAGATTGCGGAATTGGAACATATGGTCCGGCAGATGCAGGTCAGTGTTCTTCCTCGTGTCGAACAGGTTGCACAGAAACAAGCGCAGACATCTGAACAGTCATTTTGGGCAGAACTTTCTGCAAGAATCCCCAACTGGCGGGACATCAATGCAGATCAGAACTTCTTAGATTGGCTTTTGGAAGTAGACCCGCTGACCGGGGTTACACGGCAGGACTATCTTGAAGATGCTCAACGCAGCATGGATGTGTACCGAGTCGCAAATTTCTTCAATGCTTGGCAGGGTAATGGTAGCCAACAAGTTGCTCAACCACCTCGGAGCGCAGTTTCCGAACTCGATAAACAAGTAGCTCCCGGTCGCAGCCGTAATGGCAGTGGTCCGGCGGCATCACAGGCTAAGACGTACACACGCGCAGACATTACCAAGTTCTTCGATGACGTACGAAAAGGCATCTATCGAGGCAAAGAAGCTGACCGCGACCGAATTGAACGCGATATTTTCGCTGCACAGCGGGAAGATCGTATAGTCGCAACAGGTTAAGTGGAGCTATTCCATGTCTTATCCGGTCTCTGCTGGCCGTCCAAATTATTCGGGAAACTTCATCCCTGAGATTTGGTCAGGCAAGCTTATTGAAAACTTCTACGATGCGACGGTCCTCGCGGCTATCGCTAACACCGACTACGAAGGCGAGATCAAGAATCAGGGTGATACGGTTAACATCCGCACCATTCCGAACATCACGATCCGTGACTACGTCAAGGGCCAGAGCCTCGTCGTCGAAAATCCTGACAAGCCTAAACTTCAGCTTGTCATCGACAAAGGCGAGTACTTCGCTTGCGTTGAAGACGATATTGATCGTGTTCAGTCAGACGTTAAGTTGATGGATATGTGGTCTAAAGATGCTTCCGAGCAGATGAAGATCAAGATCGACCAGCGCGTTCTGACCGATATCTTGCCAGATATTGCTGCGACCAACAAAGGCGCAACTGCTGGCGCGGTATCATCTGCGTTCAATCTTGGCACGACGGCTTCGCCGCTCACCGTTTCTAAAGACGGTTCAGGTGGTACGACTTCAGTTACGGACCTTGTCGTTGACATGGGCACCGTTCTTGACGAAGCTAACTGCCCAGAGCAGAACCGCTTTCTTATCATCCCTGCCCGTATGGCTGGCTTGATCAAGAAGTCGGAACTGAAAGACGCTTCGCTTACCGGCGATAGCCAGTCTCCGCTCCGCAACGGTCGTCTCGGCATGATTGATCGCTTCACGATCTACGTCAGCCACAACCTGAAAGTTACGTCCAGCACGAAGTACAGCATCATTGCTGGCACCAAGATGGGCTTCACTTTCGCTTCTCAGATGACTGAGATGGAAACCATCCGTTCGGAAACGACGTTCGGTGACATCATCCGTGGCCTGCAGGTGTATGGCTACAAAGTGGTGAAGCCAGAAGCTCTCGTCGAATCCGTCGTCAGCTTCTCGTAAGGAGGGATAAATGACTGCTTTTACTGACTCCTACGGGTTTAACAAAGGAACGGCTTCGTTTCCTGCCTATGGCGGAAACCGCATTTCCTTCATCGAAGTCGAGCTTGACTTCGCTGCGATTGTGGCTGCGCGCTCTGCCGCAGGCGCTACGGCGCTTGCTGCAGCAGATACACTTCAGATTCTTCCTCTTGAAGCTAACTCTGTAATCCTGCACGCAGGCTTTCAGGTCACGTCGGCAGAGACGACGAACACGACAGCTACCTTTGACTTTGGTTTCACGGGCGCTTCGCCTGCTGCAGCCAATGCTTTTGGTAACGACGTTGCGTCGAACGCTCTCGGCTGGTCATGGGCTGCTGGTAACGGCCTTGGAGCACCGATCATTATTGGTACGTCAGATGACACCATCGACTTGCTGATCAATACGGCTGCGCCTACGGACTGTGTTCTCCGCTGCTTCGCGGTTGTTCTTAACCCGAACTGAGTGTAGGGGCTTCGGCCCCTACTTTCTCATAGGAGGACTCAATGTCTGTTTATAACGGCGTTACACACTCTCGACTGAAGGCCATCAATTTTGAGGCTGACTCAGCGACAATTACTTCTGCAACCATTACGAATCTTCGGGCGACCGGAGCAGTTCTTAATGTTCGTCAGCGGTTTACGATTGCGCAGGTCAACGCGGGTGTCGAACTCGTTGCTGCTGTTACTGGCAAATCAATCCGTATGGTTAGTTGTAAAGCCATTTCGGTTGGCAACGCTGCTGGTGCGGTTACAACGGTTGATGTTACTGGCACTTCGACCACTTCACGTAAGCTCGTTGCTTTCGCTCAGGCCAGCCTGACGCAAAGTACTGTTCTCGTTGATGGTGGTTCTGGTGCTGCTGTCCTCGCTGACGGTGCGTCTTATACGGCGAACGACGCTGGTACGGCGATCAATGTTAGCAAGACTGGCTCTAGCATTACAACGGCCACGCACATCGACGTTATCTTCGATTACGTCCTTGAATAATTGGTAGGGGCTAGACCCCTACCTCTCCTTTTAGAGGGCCGAGTATGCCAACAAATCTTACCGGTAGCCAGATTAATGCTACGTATTCTCAATTATTACACGTAGATGGTGGCCCGGCAGCTACAGAAAAAACTGTTGTTAGCGGTACCGGTGTTTCTACGGCGCTTAAAGTTGGTACAGCTTCCGCTTCTGTTGGGAATATCCGTCTAAGTGGAAACGCTATTTCTGCAATTACTGGTGACGTAGGCATAACTGGCGTTGCCATAACGAGTGGCACAATTACCGGCATAACTGACTTAGCTGTTGCCGACGGCGGAACGGGTGCTTCTAACGCTTCCGGCGCACGTACGAACTTAGGTCTTGGTACTATAGCTACGCAGGATGCTTCGTCGGTTTCAATTACCGGTGGATCTATTACTGGAGTTACATTCTCTGGTTCATTCTCAGGCATGACGCTTGTCGAGTCTACGACATTAGCTACAGGTAATGCCGCAGCCGGATGTAATCTTAATGGCAGCACATTAGCTGCTGATGGAACTGATACAAATATTGACCTTAATATTACACCCAAAGGTACGGGTGAAGTTAATATAACCAATGTAGACATCCTTAGTGGTAAGGTGCCGTTTAGCACTATTACCAGTCGAGCTTATGCTGCGTTCTCTGACATCACCGATCAGACTGGTAGTACGTCTGCGGCTACGGCTGTAAAATTTGGCACAACTGACTTAGTTGGTGCTGGCATTACAATGGTCACGGATGGTACGAATTTAACACGACTAACATTTGCTGAAGCAGGAACTTACGCTGTAACGCCTAACCTTCAATTTACCAATACTGATGGTAGTGATCACACTGTGTCAATTTGGTTTTCGCTGAATGGAACAAATATCGTTCGCTCCAATACCAAGATGTCAGTGCCAAAAGCCACAGATGGTGGGAGTGCTTTTTTTCAAATTATGTTATACGTTACAGTGACGGCTGGGCAATATATTCAGGTACTATGGCTCCCTGCGAATACCGCAGTTACACTTGATCATACCGCAGCAGTAACTGGCCCACCTGCAGTTCCAGCAACACCTTCCGCTATTATATCTGCAGAGAGGATTGCATAATGCCTAAGACTCCTGCATGGACACGCAAGGAAGGTAAGAATCCTAAAGGCGGTTTGAACGCTAAAGGGCGCGCTTCTTATAATAAAGCAAATCCCGATAAGCCCGGTTTGAAAGCGCCCCAGCCTGAAGGCGGTCCTCGTCGTGATAGCTTCTGTGCCCGTATGAAAGGCATGAAGAAAAAATTGACAAGCGCCAAAACAGCCAATGATCCGAACTCACGGATTAATAAAAGCCTTCGCGCGTGGAACTGCTGATATGGCTGCATCTAAACCGAACAACGCTGCTCTATGGTCTCGCGTAAAAGCTGAAGCCAAGAAGAAGTTTAAGGTTTATCCAAGTGCATATGCAAATGCGTGGGCAGCGAAAGAATATAAGAGCCGTGGCGGTACTTGGTCTGGTGCAGATAATCGGGTGAAGCGTGGCTAAAGGTGGCCTTGGAAAATGGTTCGGGGAAAAGTGGGTCGATGTAAAGACCGGCAAATCCTGCGGTCGTTCTGGTGAAAAAGATAAGCGAGGATATCCAGCTTGTCGTCCAGCAGCAGCGGCATCTAAAATGACTGCAGCAGAGAAGAAGTCTATGGCTGCTAAGAAGACTGGTCCTGCTCGTAAGGCATGGCCTGTGTCACCATCAGGTAAACGGAAGGGAACTAAATAATGGCTAAAGCACCTATGAAGAAAGCTAAAGGTAAAGCTCTGATGATTGTTGTTATGAAGAAAGAAAACGGCGGCAAGAAGATGCGCGGTGGCTGCGAGGACGAAGGTGAAGAGTACCGCAAAGGCGGCATGGTTCGTAAAAAGAAGGCTATTAAGAAATGACCAGATGGCTTCGGCATAAGCAGGATGGTACTATCTACGAGTGGGATAAGTACCTAGGCAAGCATCCTAAACTGGAAGAAGTTTCAGAAGAGGTTGCGTTCCCTGAGAAATTCTTAACTCCAGCGATTAAGTCGCGGGTAGCTCAATTCGCTGAGGAAATTCCGGCTGCAGAAGAAGTTGCTGATATTGTTGCAGCTTTGGAACTTGAGTCCGAGGATACTGCGCCGATAGTAAAAACAGTACGTAAAGGTAAGAAACGGAAGGGAGTTGACCTCCATACGGATGACATACCAGAAGAACCCGAGTATATTAACGAAGAACTGAACGCAGAAGTGACTAGGAGACTCGGATAGTGACGCCAGCCGATGTTATCACCGAAGTCAGAAATATCCTGCAGGATGTTGACACGCCAAATAGGTACAGTGATGCTGACCTTTTGAAGTTTGTCAACCAGACGATTAAGCGTATGGTGGTGCTTCGTCCCGACTTGTTTGGTGAGATCGGTGATATTCCTACAACCGCTGGCACTGCAGTGCAGTCACTCCCTTCTGATGCGCTACGACTTATTGATATCTTTCAGGTTAAGGGTGGCAATGCAGTTACTGAAGTAGATCGTGAGACCATGGCGCGCTATGCTCCTGACTGGATGAACGCCCCTGCTGGTTCTCCAGTTAACTTTATGCGCCATGTTAAGAACGCAGAACGATTTTTTCTCTACCCACCGCCTGTGTCAGGCACTGTTCTTGTTGGAGAATACGCTAAGGTTCCAGCGGATTACGCTTTGGCTGATACGATTACCACGCCAAATGGCGCATTTTTCCCAACGATTATTGATGGTACTGTATGGTTGGCTGAATCAATTGATGATGAGGCAGTTAATTCTAAGCGTGCTGAGTTCTTCTTGCAGCTCTTTACGAGCCAGCTTAGTGCTTCACTTCAGGGTCGTGTTGTTACAGATACAAAACCTGCTGGTATGAAGCCGTCTCGCGCTGACCAGATTGCTGGAGAGGTAATCTAATGGCAGACCGAGCTTTTTCCACGCTAATTCAAGAAGTTAGTGCAAATGTACCCGGATGTCCGCAACCGGTGATTAATCGTGAGATTCGTAAGTCTGCGATTAGGACTTGTGAACGCACGCTATTATGGCGGCACGTTGAACCTACGTTTAATCTGTCTCCCGGTGCATATGAATACGGATACAATAAGCCAGCTAATACAGATGTGCATGTTATTTTTGATGCTATGATGAATGACCAACCACTCAAGAAATTAACTCTTGAGGATGCGTTGTATCTTTATCCTCAATGGGCTGATCTTTTTAGTGGATATACAGCAGACGTTGCTTGGAGCGACACAACTAAAGCTCCTCTAAATTCTAACCAGTTCAATAAAGTAGAGTACAACGAAGCTAATACTTATAGTTCTCTTGAAGCTCTGGATTCGACAGACGCTGCAGACCTGCTGACACAGGAAAGTGGTAGTGCGTTGCTATTGGAAACCAGTACATCAAGTACTGCGACTTCAGCTATTAGTTTACTTTATGCCCGTGCAGACCTGAGTGGTAATTTCAATATTCTTGATCCGACTATGGTCGATGGTTCTGAGCCACGCGCAATCTGTCAGGTAGTCCCTGATAAGTATATTGTGCTCCCTATGCCGGACAATTCTAAGACCTATACAATGCGTATGTTCTACGCGCTTAAACCTCGGCGCGATGCTGATGGTATGGAAGAACACATACTTGATGAGCTAGAAGACGTTATCGTTCATGGTGCGTTGCAACAACTTATGCTCATGCCAAATGTTACATGGTCGAATATAGAATTGGCTTCGTACCATTCTCGGCAATATTTGTTCCATCTGAGTGAACGGCGCGCACGCGCTAACTTATCCAATATGCGCGGGAGCATGACGGCCCGTAGCCCTAGATTTGCGTAGGAGACAGGGATGACTGTCAAATTTAAAAATAATGCGATTGGGTATTTATCGTCTGCGATATCTAGTTCTGATACGTCAGCGGCATTGACTTCCGGCGGGGGTGCATCGTTCCCTACTGTCGGCGCTGGCGAATATTTTTATGCAACGATAACCTCTACGAGCGGAGCCTTTGAGATTATCAAGGTCACTTCTAGATCGACCGATACTCTTGGTATTGCTCGCGCGCAGGAAGGGACATCCGCTATTGGATTTCCATCTGGGTCCATTGTTGAACTACGAATTACGGCACAAGGTATTACAGATGCTATAAATGACTCAGCTTTAAGTAGCGCGTTTATTGCCCTTACATCAGCTAATACGCTAACGAGTCAAACTGCGGCGCAAGCTATTTTTGATGGTGGCGGTGGTCCAACTAATGGTGCAATTACGCTATCTACAGGCGTTTATTTCTTTGAGTGCGGATTCTCGCTTACAAATATGAGTTCTTCTAGTGGCTCGTTTGGCTTTGCCCTCGGCGGTTCTGCCACAATTACTCAGTCTTGGAGATCGTCTACAGCGAAGCCAGCAGCTCTTGCTACTGCTACGGCAGCAGAGCAGACGTTTAATACAGCGGCAAATACAACGCTCATCACTGCTAACACCAACACAGTAGGTATGACTTATATCAACGGCGTAATCCGTATCACATCAGCGGGTACAATTATCCCACAAGTCTCTCTCGGTGTAGCTAGTGCTGCAGTTGTTGGTGTTAATAGTTACTTTAAATCCTATCGCGCTGGAGATTCATCCGTAGTCTCCCTCGGTGATTGGGGCTAACTAATGGAAGAGTCGCCTATGCGTTGGGACTTCTCTCTAGGTAATCTAATTAATTTAGCTGCGATGGGAGTCGCAGTTGCCGTCGCTTGGGGGTCTATGTCTGAGCGCAGTGACTTAACTCACAAAGGAATCAAAGAATTAGAGTCGATGCAGAATGCTGCAGAGGCTCGTATTCGCTCTCTTGAGACAGGCCAAGTTCGGTCTGATGAAAGACTGGCTAGTATCCTGCAGATTGTCAGCCGGATAGAAACTAGACTGGAAAAAGAGGGGCATAAATAATGGGGTACAAGCTAGGTACTCGCTCCGAGCAACGGCTTAAAGGCGTACACCCTGATCTCATCAGAGTAGTTCGTCGCGCCATTGAGATTTCTCCGATTGATTTTACCGTCCTTGAAGGCAAGCGTACGGTGGAACGTCAACGGGAGTTATTTGCCAAGAAGGCTACGCGCACCATGAGGTCGCGGCACATTCACGGATTCGCTGTTGACCTCGCGCCGTTGATTAATGGTGAAGTTCGCTGGGATTGGCCGTTGTATAATCAGCTTTCGAAGGTGGTGAAACAAGCAGCGAAGGATGTTAAAGTCCCTGTAGAATGGGGCGGCGACTGGACTTCGTTCAAAGACGGTCCGCATTGGCAGCTTCCTCAT